GCGGGGCCAATCTGGACGCCAACCTCCGCGCCACCAATGCCGCCTTCGGTCAGTTCTTCACCAAGGAAGAAGTGGCCCAGATCCACGCCTACGGTCTGGGGAACTTCCCCCCGCTCGTCAAGGCCCTCGCCCGAGTCGGTGCGCTCATGGCCGAAGACAGGCTGCACCAGGGCGGGACCAGCCACGAATCCGGCAACGTTGCCGGGAAGTTCTACAAGGACATGAACCCGTAACACCCACCCACAACCTCCTTTGCCGGATCGAACCGGCCCCTCGGAGAAAATCACATGGCTGCCACTGGCAATACCGTTCTTACGCTCGCCGACTGGGCGAAGCGCCTTGACCCTGACGGCACCGTCCCCGACATCGTGGACATGCTGTCTCAGACCAACGAGATGGTTCCCGACATGCTGTTCAAGGAGGGCAACCTCCCCACGGGCGAGCGTGTCACCATCAGCACCGGCCTCCCCGCCGTCTACTTCCGCCTGCTGAACCAGGGCGTCCCCAACAGCAAGAGCACCACGGCCCAGGTGGACGAATCCTGCGCCATGCTGGAAGCCCGAGCCCAGCTCGACCAGAAGATCGCCGAGCTCAACGGCAACAGCGGGTCCTTCCGCCTGTCCGAGGGCGAGCGGTTCATTGAGTCCATGAACCAGAAGGCGGCCCAGACCCTGCTCTACGGCGCGGCCTCCAACCCAGAAGAGTTCGTGGGCCTGGCCAACCGCTTCAGTTCCCTCTCAGCCCCCAACGGAAAGAACATCATCAGCGCCGGGTCTGTGACGGGTGGCGATGCCACCTCCATCTGGCTCGTCGGCTGGGGCATGAAGTCCGTCTACGGCATCTTCCCCAAGGGCTCCAAGGCGGGCCTGTTCCACGAAGACCTGGGCCTCGGGGATGCCTTCGATGCCAGCAACAACCGCTTCCGCGCCTACATGGACCGCTGGGGCTGGGACCTTGGCCTGGTGGTCAAGGACTGGCGCTATGTGGTTCGCATCGCCAACATCGACACTTCTGCCCTCATCGCGGACCCCACGGGCTCCAGCATCAACCTCATCAATCTCATGCTGAAGGCCCTCCACCGTCTGCCCAGCTACGCGGGCGGAATGGCCCCCGATGGCAGCGGCTTCCGTGGCATCAAGCCCGTCTTCTACTGCAACCGCACCGTGCGGGAAATGCTCGACATCCAGGCCCAGAGCAAGAGCAACCTCCTGCTCACCGCTGGCGTGGAAGAGGGCCGCATGAAGACCACCCTTCGCGGCGTCCCCATCCGCACCATGGACGCCATTCTCACCACCGAATCCACCGTCAGCTAAGGAGCAGAGACATGGCATTCCTCGACAAGCAGACCCGCCTCGGTTCGGCCCAGGCCTTCAGCGCCTCAGGCGCGACCACGGACTACTACGACGCCTCGTCGGCCCGCAATCTGGGCGATGGCGAGCCCATGGCTCTGGTCTTCACTGTCACCACGGGGGCAGACTACACCACCACGGACGAGACCTACACTTTCGCCCTCCAGTGCGATGACAACACGGGCTTCTCGACCCCCCTCACCTGCGAATCCCGCACCGTGTCTGCCGCCTCCAGCGGCCTTGTGGCCGGGACTCAGGTGGTTCTGCCCATCCCCACGGGCCTGGTGGAGCAGTATGTGCGCGGCTACCTGACCCTGGGCGGAACCACCCCCAGCATCAGCGTGACCACTGACATCGTGCCCATGTCCTTCGTGCGCAAGCCCAAGGACTACCCCTCCAGCTTCACCGTTTACTAGGAGTTAGCGCATGGCGATCAAGGTCAAGGCTTTGGAACTTGGGTTTTATGACGGGAAGCTCCGTCCCGAAGGCGCGGAGTTCACCGTCGAAACCAAGGACGAGTTGGGGCGGTGGATGGAAGTGCTGGGCGAGGCCGAACCTGAGCCTGTGACCCCCAGCCGCCGCAAGAAGCAGGACTAGCACAACCAGCGGGGGGCTTCGGCTCCCCGCGCCTATCCGGGGTCCGCGATGGCTGATGAGGTCCAAATCTGCAACCTAGCCCTCTTGAGGGTGGGGGTGACTTCCACCATCGCGGCCCTATCTGAAGTTTCCACGGAGGCCAATGCCTGCCGGGTGTTCTTCGAGCAGGTCAGGGACGCGGTGCTGCGGGACTTCCCCTGGGGCTTCGCCACCAAGCGGGCCGCGCTGGGGCTTCTGGCTGAGGCTGCGCCCACGAACTGGGCCTACGCCTACCAGCTCCCTTCTGACTGCCTGCTGGTCCGTGGGCTGGTCTGCCCTGGGGCCCGTTCCCTGCGGGCGGATCAGCGGATTCCCTACGAGGTCAATGGCCGGAAGCTGTTCACGGACATGCCCGAGGCGGAACTGCTCTACACCGCCCGGGTGACGGACACCTCTGTGTTCGATCCCCTGGCGGTCTCGGCCATCGCGTGGGGCATGGCGGTGGAGCTTGGCAACGCCTTCCTCAAGCCCGATCTGGCCCGCGCTGCCCAGCAGGTGTATCAACTGGCCCGGTCCGAGGCCTGGGCCGCCTGCCTGAACGAGGGCCACGATGCGCCCCCGGAGTCTGAATTCCTGTCCGTGAGGAACTGATGGGCAACCAGGTCATCCAGCCCAGCCTGACCGGGGGCGTGTTGGCCCCTGCCCTTCATGGGCGGGTGGATCTGGCGCGGTACGGCAATTCCCTGAAGACCCTCCGGAACTTCGAGGTATCGCCCTATGGCGGGGTGCGGAACCGCCCCGGCTTCAGGTTCCGGTCAGAGGTGAAGGATTCCAGCAAGCGGGTGCGCCTGCTGCCCTTCATCTACAACACCTCTCAGGCCTATGCGGTGGAGATGGGGGACGGCTACCTGCGGGTGTTCCAGGGTGGGGTGGCGGTGACCGCTGCGGTTTGGACGCCATGGGTAACGGCACACAACTACGCCCCAGGAGACAGGGTTTCCTACGCTGGGCAGAACTACGTGTGCCTGAACTACCACACGTCTGGAACGTTCAGCATCGACATGGCGGTCTATGAAGCGTGGTCTTCATCTGGGGTAGCGGGTGGAACCCTGGAGTTGGCCACACCCTACACCGTGGCCGAACTCCGGGCCATCCGCTGTATCCAGAGCGCCGATGTGATGACGCTGGTGCACCCCAACCATCCCCCCATGCAGCTCAAGCGGTATGCGGCGGATGACTGGCGGCTGGAAACCCAGGCGCTGGATTCGGGGCCCTTCCAGGAGATCAACACTGACAAGGGCCTCTCTGTCTGGTCCTCGGCCAATGTGGGCGCGGTGACGCTCTCGGCCTCCAAAGACCTGTTCTATGCCAAGCATGTGGGCCAGCTGTTCCGGCTGGATCAGAAGGACTTCGGGCAGGCCTGGGAGGCAGGGAAGGCTGTCGGCATCGGGGATGTGCGGCGGGCCCACGGGCTCTACTACATGGCCCTGACCACGGGCACCACAGGAACCAACATCCCAACCGGGACGGACGAACACTGGAACGATGGCGGCGTGGATTGGGGGTATGTGCACGCTGGCTATGGCGTGGCCCGAATCACGGGCATCACTGACGCCAAGACGGCATCAGCAACCGTTCTGAGCCGCCTCCCGGATGGTTCGACCACGGCGGGGTTCGGAGCCTCCAAGGCGGTCGGCACAAACACCACCAGCGCAGACGGCAACATCCAGGCCACGGTGACGGCTCACGGGCTTACCGTGGGTTCCTACGGCGTGGCCCTCGTCACGTTCAGCCTCCACGACTCGGGGACGGGCGGGGATTTTGGGCCTTTTGAGGAGACCTGTGGGTACTCCGTCATCGACGCCAATACCATCAAGTTCAACCACGCTCGTGCAGAAAACCACGGGTTCACCTACACCTGGACCGCAACTAGCTTCAAGCCCCCCCTCGGCGGCACCAACCAAGCCAGCTACAAATGGGCCTGGGGTTCCTTCGGTGATCCCGCCATCGGTGGCCCTGGCTACCCTGCGGCGGTCACCTACTACCAGCAGCGGCTGTGCTTCGCGGGCACGGCCAACCAGCCCAGCGCGATTTGGATGAGCCGGACGGGGAGCTATTCAGACTTCAGCGTGTCCAACCCCATCCAGGATGATGATGCTGTCACCTACACGGTGGTGGGCAACCAGCACAACGGCATCACGGGCCTGCTGGATCTGGATAAGCTCCTGATTCTCACCTCCGGGGCCATCTACTGCACGGGGACCGGCAGCAACACCGATGTCATCACGCCCTCAAACCTGGGGGCCAAGCTCCAGAGCTACCGGGGTGTGTCCGATCTCCCGACCCTGGGCATCGGCGGCTCTGCCCTGTTCGTGGGGGCCTATGGTCAAGTGGTGGGAGATCTGGCCTACGAGGCGATCTCTGAGAAGTTCGGGGGTCAGGATCTGACAGCCTTCGCCTCTCACCTGTTCGAGGGCCACCAGATCGTGGAATGGGCCTTCCAGCGGAACCCCAATCAGACGGTATGGGCGGCCCGTGAGGACGGGGCTCTCCTGGGCCTCACCTACATGCGAGAGCAGGAGATCGCCGCCTGGCACCCGCACGACACGGACGGGGAGGTTGAATCCGTGTGCGTGGTCCCGGGTGCCACGGAAGACACCCTGTATCTGGCCATCAAGCGCACCGTCAACGGGCAGACGCGGCGCTACATCGAAACCCGGGAACCCCGGCTCATCACGGACATCGAATCTGCATTTTTCGTGGATTCCGGCCTGAGCTGCGACGGGCGGAACACCACGGCCACCACCATCAGCCTAAGCGGCGGCACCCTTTACGATGAAACCGAGGTGGTCGCGGTCACGGCTTCCAGCGCCATGTTCACGGGCACCTCGGATGTGGCGGACCAGCTCGTCATGTGGGACGGGAACACGGCCTACCGCCTGACGATCACGGCCTACACGGATTCCACCCATGCCCAGGCCCGTCCCAACCGGGCCATCCCTGCGGCCTTCCGGTCTGCCCGTGCGGACTGGGCCTGGGCTCGGGATACCTTTGCCGGCCTGGGTCACCTGGAGGGGAAGACGGTCTCCATCCTGGCGGATGGCTCGGTCCGAACTCAGGCCGTGGTCACGGCGGGCAAGGTGACGCTGGCCCCCCCCGCCGTGCGGGTGCATGTGGGCCTGCCCATCCAGGCCGACCTTGAAACCCTGGATCTC